TGAGTACCCCGCTAACGGGTTCTGATATAAGAGAGGCTATACAGCAACAAGCTGAAGCCGAAGAGAAAGCTTTTAATGATATGTTTAACCTAGGAGATGAATAATGCCAGCGATTAATGCCGTAGTAGAAGCAATTAGTATCAAAGAGATGCCAGCCCCAGACAAGTTTGGTAACACACACCGTTCTAACATCAAGGTGGGGGAAGATTGGTTTAGTTATGGTACACTGAAGAAGGCTCAGATTAATATCAAAACCAATGGAGAATGGAACGAGCTACAGAAAGGAATGGAAGTGGAGTTCATGTATGATGTTAAGGGCGACTTCAAGAACATTAAGAAGCAGTCGTTTAGCATCACTGATACTTCAGGGGGATCAACCGAGTGCGCCTCCTCCACAAGCAACGCCTGCAAAGGCAAGTGGTCCCAAGCATTATTCGGTGAATCCCGCAGAAGTGGGGCAATGTCTTAATCTGGCTGCGGAAGTGATGAAGTATAGTGCGGAGGATTTAATAAACCCTGACAAAGTGGTGGAGGCTATCCAGTGGTATAAACGCACTCGTCAGCTCTTTTCCTCTCTCTACCCTACGGTGGATGTTGAGGAGAAACTACCAGAGAAGAAAAAGGCTAAACCCACAAAGGCTCCTGAAGTTCAATATGATGATGATGATATATAAGTAAACAGGAGGGGCTCTGCCCCTCTTCCTTGGAGGAATGTATATGAAAGCCAGTGAAATGATTAAGCAGTTAGCAGATTGTATTGCTAAGAACGGGGATATGAATGTTGTTATTGCTGTGAATACAGGGGAGACATCATACAGTGTCTTTGAAGATGTAGTAGCACTTCCCCAGTCTGTTACTAAGACAGAGGTGGGACAGTTTGAGATATATGGAGAATAATATGACAATTCCACAATGGTTTAGCGGTTATGAAGCTCTCACAACAGAAGAACTAGAAGAGCAGGGAGAGTATGAGATGTCGCAATTAGAATTAGCTAGAAAGCAATTTGCTAAAGACCAGAGCGAGGAAAGTTACTTGGACTTAGTTAATGCAGAGTTAAGAGTAGCTCAGCTTAAACCTTACAGGCTGATGGGGTGATGCTTAATAGGAGAATACTTAAAGAGAGCTCCGTAGTTGTATTAACGGGGTTGCTAATCAACTATCCCCTATCCTTATTCTTTTTGTATCTATTGATAGACGTTTTAGGAATAACAAGTGTGTTTTGGATAGGGACTCTCTCTACACTAGGACTCACTGTTGTAGCTTTTGGTAGAGTATATATAATTAGGAGGCACTATGAGCTTTCCAAATAAAGAGACAATACTTGTAATTGATGGAGACATCCTTCTGTATAGTATTGGCTTTGGGAGTGAGACTATTCAGGAGGAGTGGATAGTAGAAAGTCGTATTGAGCATTTCTTCAGTAAGCTTTTTGAGAAGTTTAATACATTTAACTACAAGGTGTATCTTACAGGCGATAACAATTTCCGTAAAGATACAGCCGTAACACATAAGTATAAAGGAAACCGGAAGGCGGAGAAGCCACGATGGTATGGGCATATCAGGGACTATTTAATTCATATGTACAACACAGAGGTGTGTGAAGATATAGAGGCTGATGATGGAATGGCTATGCACATAACACGTAATCCCAACAGCATCCTATGTAGTATTGATAAGGACTTATGGATGGTAGAAGGCTGGCATTACTCATGGCCTATGCACAACAGAGGAGAGCTGCCTCTTAGATGGATTACTAACGAGGGTTTCTTAGAGCTCCAACAACTTGCTAAGAAGAAGAAACTTATTGGAGGGGGCTTGCCTTGGTTCTACGCCCAACTTCTTATGGGGGATAAGACGGACAATATTGTAGGACCAAAAGGCTATGGGGATGTTAAGACGTGGAACACACTCAAGGATGCAGAGACAGAGAGCGAGTTATATGCTTGTGTCAAGGAAGTGTATGAAGCCTCTTTTGAACAACCGGAGCAGAGGCTGAGAGAGAATGCAGACCTCCTCTGGATGATTAAAGAGCTTAACGAAGATGGGAGTTATAAGATGTGGGAGATTCCAAATGACTAGAGGTGTGAAAACAAGAGCAGGGGGTACATGGACAGAAGCCCGTTATTGGTCTTTCATCCGTTCAGCCCTAAGAAGAAGTTGGAGTAAATACCCTGTACGTTTCCAAGTGTTGCAAGATGCTAGGAGAGTGTATACAGGGATAGACAAGCGTACTAAGTGGGAGTATGAATGTGCAGATTGTAAGGGGTGGTTTAAGACAAAAGAAGTGGAAGTAGACCATATTGAGAGTGCAGGAAGTCTCAAGAAATATGAAGACTTAGCTGGCTTCTGTGAAAGACTCTTCTGTGAGAAGGACAATCTCCGAGTCTTATGCAAGCCTTGTCACAAACTGAGAACACAGAAGGAGAGGGAAGATGCTAGAGCTCGTTAAGTATTGGCAAAGCCTCCTCTATAATGAGGACTACTATTTACTAGAAAAGGAATTTGAGGAGACTATCAGGGTGGAGTCCCAGCTTGAATTAGATATTGTAGAAGAAGATAAGGTGGAGAGAGTACACCCTTTGACAGGAGAGATTTATGAGTAAAGAATGGAAGAAGAAAGCTTTAGAACTGGCCCTCACTACAGACAAGAGCTGGAGGAAGATAGCAAGTAAACTAAACAAGCCTAAGTCAACTGTGAGTGACTTCCTGAGAGAGGCTATTAAGGGGGACAAGATACAGTCCCCTATAGTGAAGGAGAATGCTCCTAAGATACTCTTGTTTGATATTGAAACGAGTATGATAGAGGCTTATGTATGGGGATTGTGGAATCAAAACATTAACATCAGCAGCATCATTAAGGACTGGTATGTTATCTGTTGGAGTGCTCGTTGGTTAGGGGATAAAGAGATTCTCCATGACAGCATACATCTTCATGGAGATGCAGAAGAGTATAGTATGTATGAGGCAGAGGTGGTTCTCTCTTTGTGGAAACTTCTCGATGAGGCAGATGTTGTTGTTGCTTATAACGGGAAGAAGTTTGACAAGAAGAAGATGAATGCTAAGTTCTTAGAATACGGCCTCTTAGAGCCTTCTCCTTATAAAATAATCGACCCTATGCTTATTGTTAAAGGGAACTTCGCCCTTACAAGTAATAAGATGGACTTCGTAGTACGCTATATAGAGAGCAATGCAGAAGGAAAGGACGCTACAAGTATAGCTCTGTGGCATAAGTGTATGGCAGGGGATATAGAAGCGCTTGATTATATGCTGAGTTATTGTGACCAAGATATAGAAGTATTGGAGAAAGTTTATATGGCTGTACGCCATTGGGATAAGAACAATCCTAACTTAGCCCTTCACTATGATGATAATAAGCCCAGATGCAATGGTTGTGGTAGTACGGACCTAGAATACTTAGAGAATAAGAAATTTAATACTACACTTAGCAGCTTTAATGTATTAAGATGTAATGGTTGTGGCAAGATACTACGGGATAGAGTCAACACCCTATCTAAAGATAAACGTAAAAGCTTACTAATGAATGGATAAGACAATGAAGAATATTTTATTAGCACTCGGTACAACATTGATAGTTTGGATAATCACTTTATTAACATCAGGTATTAGCCTCCCTCTTTTTAATCTATTCCTAACATTCTGTGTTAGCTATCTGTTTATTAAAGAGACTAAGTATGAAGGAGGTCAGTAATGGAATTTGTTTTATGTAGTGATTTAGTATATCAAGAAGACTATGACAGGGAGTCTTACAAGTATCCACGTGTCCTCTGTCATAGGAGTCTAATAGGCTGGCCCAAAGTACATGTGATTGTTCATGAGGGCTGGGAGGAAGATATCTGTGACGAGAGGGTAGAATATTTGGAGCAGCAGTTGGAAGCTCTTGCAGACTTTGGCTTTATTAAGCTCTTCTATATCTCCGAGGAGGGCTGGAGGGATAGACATCCTGCGGCGATTCCTCTTAAAAAGAAAGAAGTGCAAGGGGATATGTTTAAAGAGGGAGGTTTCGGAGATAGTGTATTCTTTGAAGAGAAAGCGCCTTCTGTTATTGCCTATGAAGTAGAAGATGAGGATTGTGCAGGAGGTTCTTGTAAGATATGATTAGTTTTAAACAATTCAGAGAGACCGTTGTTGTTAGAGCCCTTCGGCATTTAGAGCCGGAGATACCATATAGTGAGAGTGCTGTTAATCTCTTGCTTATGACTATGGCACATGAGAGTAAAGGAGGAACTTATTTAAAACAAATAAATGGCCCTGCTCTTGGTGTTTACCAAATGGAACCAGCTACGG